CAACCGCAAGCTTGCAGAGGCTAAGAAGTCTGCTAAAGCGTCTGTTGTCGTCGGCAATAACAGCTTTAACCTTAAGTTCCTGGCTGGACTACTGTCAAACAAGCAGATTAAGTCCATCGGATCAAAATTCGACGCTAATGGCAAACAAAAAACGCCTGCTGCTGGAAAATCCGAGGCTAAGCAACCTGCTAAAGCCGGGAATACTGGTAACAAATCCCAATGAGTTACCAATCTTGGTAGAGATGGATACCTATATCGATCAAATCAACAAACTCTTCATAAGCTACAATATTAGCGGAGGAGACGGGGTGTTTCAAATGCCCCGTTTTGGCTGTCGACCATTAGATATAAGTCCAATTATCGCAGAGATGCAATGGGAGCACAAAACGTGGGGCTACCTGTCTGACATGATAGTCACGACATGGCAGCTTTTCAAGCCTAACAAGGCTGACTCGTCACTACTGCGAGAGGGAACATACCTAGAGTCCCTTCTACATTACGTGTTTAACCTTGCGTTAGACGACGGTGGGAAGGAAGTAGATATTGTAACATATATTGAAAAACTCAAGGGACTCGCCCTTGAATGTCGCGAGAGGTTCGTGAACTCTTCTGAGTCACCGAAACCACGCATACATGAGATACTAAATCCTTGCCCGAAAAAGTATCTCGCACAGATATCAACCTGGATTAAGTCATTACCTACTCCCTTCAAAAAGGAGCTGAGTATGGCACAATGGTTGAATACACTCGCGCCTGCGAATGCAGAACTTGATCAGCAGCTTAAAACGTTGCCGAATGGATTAAAGGGTGTTGAAAAGTTATTCAGAGTGAGCCACAAAGTGGCCCCGCCGAGCAATCTCGCCTGGATGAAAAGGGCCGGCTGCCTCGAAAGAAACATCGAGACAGGCGGAGCACTCTCGTTACTTGTAGCGAGAATCCCGATGGAGATCAGAAATTTTATTGATTCTGCTCCTCTTTTCGACAAAGTAAGGATGCTTCCGAGGATATTCCACAATTTATGGGAATCCTGTTATCTCGACGTAAAACAATACGTGCATAAGTGTGGTCCAAGATGTGAGGAAGAGCTTCATTGCCCAATCTTACACAGCGTGGTTCAGTCGCGAGGCTGGAAAAACCGCCACCTCACTATGAATTTGAGTAGCCTTCAGTTCTTGGCTTCTGTTCTAGGTAAATCCTGCACGAAATGGCTAAGAAATATGCCAATGACCGCAGAGTCTATGGAGAGCAGGCCAGACTGGATAAGCTCATATAATAAGATCTACAGAAAGTGTCGCGCTGAGTTTGAGCGTGGCAGATATTTATATATTAAATCTGGTGATCTCGAGAACTGTACCAATAGGTACATACCGGAAGTTTCACAGGCCATCTGTAAGACGGCGTTATCGAAGTTTATGGAAGTCACACCCAAAATAAGTGATATTATATCGTTAACCTTAGGAAGGTACGACATATACTTCTCAGATAATACTGATATCTACGATATGCGTAGAGAAAAGGATGTGGAAAAAGTTTATAATTTGCTATATGAAATCGAAGAGGATGAAAATACCGACTGTGTCCACCAAGAGGTAGGGCAACATATGAGTTCAAGTTTATCCTTCCCCGTTATGGGGGGTATGCATCAAACAATCTTCGACTCAATTGTAACATCAAAGGAGACGTTCAAACAGTCTTTTGACCCAATAGTTAATCAATTTATAAGACGGGTTAGACAGAGCGATTCCAAAAATATGATGGTGTATAAATTCGGTTTACTGGACGATGGTAAAACATGGAGGCCGAGCAAAAAGCTCACCGCTAGACACAAGCTTAGTGTGGAGGAAGTTCGTGTACGGGCATTATTTGCCAACATGAAAAAACACCTTGAAAAAGTGTTTAATTACTGCGATCGTAATAAGATCAAAGTCAAAATGACGTATGATATTATTCCACGGGGTGGAGACCAGAAGCCTGAAAGTGAAAGAGGCTATATCGAATATAAGTCCCCTGGGAGGGGCGAAAATGTTACATTAGCACAGTTGAATTCACAAACGTGCGGATTTGTGTGTGCGAGTTTTAAAGCTCTAGGGAACACACAATCGCACATAAGCGTAAAACTAACGCTCGTATGTGATGAGACTAAGAAACTATATTGTTCTGATTCTTCCTTAGGATCGAAAAAATTCAATGCCAGAGGTATACCGGATGGCGAGTATGAGCTCGAAAGTGCTATCGAGACAAGAACAATAGTCATAGAAGACGGCGAGGTGGTACGCTGGGGTTCATTAAAGCTCCTGGAACAGGATCTATATGGACACGCAGTGGGTGACGACCACACCTTGCTTAGTATATTTATAGCGAAGCTAAAATTGTACTCTAAAGTATGTGTAAACGACTTTAACCAGATATACTCTCGTAAGGCGGACTATATAAGTTCGACGAAAGAGAAGGTCTGCGGCCTTGTAATAGCCGAAAGACTCGGTTACGTTGATAAACGTAACAGATGTATCAGGCCAATGCCTTATGTAAAAGTAAAGCAATTGGTTGTAGAGGACGAAATTAGCGCTAAGGATAGCTGGACAGACCGTGCCACCTCAATCAGGACGCAAATGCTGAATGAGTATGGGCATAGGGGACACATTATTATGCGAAACCTATACCTTATGATCGAAAATGCAGAAAAGATTCTCTATCTAAACAATAGAAGGTCTATCGAGTTTATGGTGGAAAAAAGCATAGACCCAAGACTCCCTTTGACGTTAGGGGGTTATGGGGTTTACAACGGTATCAAAAATCCAATAAATGAATTGACTCAGAGGCATCTGGCAATTCTAAGATATTACCAACTAAAACACAGGGATCTATTGCCTTCATACATTAAGAAGGTGAGGAAACTTGCTTCCCGTACAAGAGTAGAGGCCACTAAAGGCCCGAAACTGTACAGGTTAGGTAATTATCCAATTATGCGAAAAGATTTCAAAGAAGTCATGTTCCGTGAGTTTGGCTGGATAGCTGCTATGGGTAAAACCACAACAACGAAAACAGTCAGCTGCGAGACAATCGCCAGTGAGTTACAATTACATGTAAACTTACACTATTCGACTTGGGAACCCGCAATTTACTCCGCGCTTGAAATAGAGCGTAGAACTGGGAACTCGATGTTCATATATCCAGAGAGTTCAAAGCTGAA